GCACCCATACCCGGCCTACCAGCCATACCCACCATACCAGCAGGAGCACCAGCTCCACCCGCCATACCCACCATACCAGCAGGAGCAGCAGGACCACGAGCCATACCCACCATACCAGCAGGAGCACCAGCTCCACCCGCCATTCCAGCGACTGGGCTTAGAGGTTGTGCAGCGGCTGGGCGTGGGGGTTTCACTGGGGGACGCCCACTTCCGAAACTACCACGTCCACCCATACTAGTGGATTTTTTTACACTTCTTGCCATTACAGTACTCCTTTGAACTTGTTACCGCGCGTAGCAGCACCACCACCTCGGGCTACTGAACCACCTTTTTTGTACCCTTTGACGCTCCCGCCACCTCTCAGGCCACCGCCGTACTGTTCTTCACGCTCTTTGTTGGCTTTGTCTTTGATGATGTCTTTCATCGTAGATTTATAGCTATCACGCATTTCAGCCTTCGTAATAGGCGCTGCGGCTCTTTTACGGGTTTCGCCCATCATCACGCGCTCATCGGTATCTGAATTGCCGCGAGGGGTCAACCCACGCTCTTTGTTCAAGAAATCGCGCAGGCTCATGCCTGATTTTTCCAGCTCTTCTTTGGTAACAATTGGGTTACCGTTTTTGTCGAGCTTACGACCTTTGGGGTTCATCTTTTTAACGCGAGCGTCAGACTCCGCTACTTTTTTCTTGGCGAAATCACCAAGGCGATCTGTATCAGGCATATCCATTACATAACTCCTTGAAACGAAGTGCCTTTTGTAGCCGCACCACATCCGCGAGAAACTGAACCACCGCCAGACATTTTCTTGCCGTGCATACGCTTTTCGTGAGACTTAACGGCACGAGCCGCAATTTTCTGCATAGAGCCCATCTTGGCCTTTTTACCTTCGGGAGATACTTTCTTATCCATATCGCCACCTCTTCCAAATTTACGGCCTTTATCGGCCTTGTTGAACTCTTTACCCACGGACTGTGGGATACCTACTTTCTTAGCAAAAGCTGGGTTGTGCGCCACAGCCGCCATCAATTTAGCCTGTTTTTTGCTAGTTGAGGGCACTCTTCTGCTCCCGGATAAACGTATCCAGCTTCGTATCTAGCCGATCAAGCCTGTCAATAACGCGGTTGATGTCGTGATGAACGTCCGATTTGGTAACGTATTCTTTAGCAATCTCTTCACGTGTGCGGTTGACGAGGATAGTCACGCGAGATAACTCAGCGGCTTTTTCCCGTAATATCCACCCAACAAGCGCTAAAACACCGCTGAGAATTAAATTCCACAACATCATGTCCATGTTAGCAGTTCCACGCTCTAAGGCTCTTGTTTATACGGCTGTTCGGGTCTTTCGCCGTCTTTGCACTCGTCAACTTGGACTTCATCCCAGACATTCTGGCGCAGAAGGACTTTCGCCGTGCTGCGTCTTTCTCTGTCTTTGGGCTTGGAGCGGGGGCTTTCAAACCCGGTTTCCCGGGGTTCGCCTTGTTGTAGGAGGCTCGCCCTTTGGCGTTTAGACCGCCTTTGGGGTCCTTGCCCTCTTTCCGCGTCCATGCCGCTGACTTAGCCATAGAAGACCGTCACAGACGTGACGTTCGCAGGTACAACCCAAATACCCGTCTCGAACAATACACCCTCTCCGGGCACAAGTACGTATTGGGTATCGGCTACGCCAGCAGTAGCGATGTTTAATTTAACCGCGCCGCCATCACCATCTTCAATTTGCACAGAACCAGCAGTGCCAGTTGTGACAAAAGACAGAGCTTTGACACGGGCTCGGCCCGCGTACGCAGACCCTTCAGAGGTCACTGTCGCGGATTTAACGTCTGTTTGCATCATTTATTTAGCTCCTTAAAACAAATTAACCCCGTTACCGGGGTGAGCTAAATTAACCAGCAGAAACAGCTAAAGTGCCGCTGTTGTTCCAAATCGCGCCAGCAACGCCGGGGTCAGAGGTAGGGATAACGATTACGTTAGCAGTGCCAGTAGCAGTTACGTTGCCAGTGGCAGTAATGGTAGTAGCAGTAACGGGGCCTTGAAAACCGTTTGTAGATACGACTGGGCCTTGGAAGGTGGTATTTGCCATGATTTTTCCTTACATGCAAGTTAGGCGTATCTGTCTGCATGTCGTCAGCCGGGACTGTCAGATACACCGGGAACCCCGGAATGGTGTCAATATACAGTAAAAAGAAAAGGGGCGCAAGGCCCCTTTTCTATGGTTTTATCAGGAAGAACCTGAAGAACCCCACATACCCAATGGGTCTGACCAGCCGAAGCTGTAACGCTCACGAGCCTTGTAACGCACGTTACCAGTATCGAAGTCGCCGTCCATGCCGGTAGACATGGGAGTACGGACGAAGTGCTTCATACCGTTAGGTACGTCTGTGGTCAAGAACCAAGCATTGCTGTCGGTCAAGAAGTTGTTAACTGTCTTGCCACCGGGGATTGAACCGGCGCTACGCAATGCGTTGATGTCGTTGTCGGCAGTACCAACACGCAGTTCGGTCTTCAACAGACGATCTGCAACGAACATCAGTGCTGGAGGAATGACCAGCTTCTGGGGCTTAGCAGCGATCAACAGACCACGCTCGTCCGTCCAAGCAGCGATCTGGATAACGGCGGCTTCCAAAGAAGTCTCGTTCAAATCAGCCTGAACAGCGGGAGTGTTAGAGTTAACGCCACCACCAACCAAGGGGTGAGAAGTGCTGAACAGAGCAACGCCGTCACCGCCGGTATAAGAGGCAGAGAAACCGTTGTTCAGAACAGAAGCAGCTTTAACCTGCTTGGTGTAAGCCATAGCACGGGCCAGAGCTTTGGTGTAACGAGCAGACAAGCTGTCGTACAAGTTATCTTCAACCGCTTCTTCAGTGATTGAGAAACCCAAAGCAATAGTTTCGTGCGTATAGCGGGTTGACCATGCTTCCTGCGCGTTGTCATAAGCGATGGATGAACCTTCGGCCTTGACAGGTGCAGAGCCGAAGCCTGACAGCTTGGTCTCTTCTTCAAATGAGCGCTCAGAAGATTCAGTTTCGTAAATCTCTTTGTGCTGTTCGCCATACTTTGAATACTCCATGCCGAACAAAGCGTTCAAGCCGGGGAGCAGCTCTTTAAGTAGTTGACTGCGTGAAATTGCCATTTTAATTTACTCCTTACAGACCAACGTTATTCAAATATGAATGAGCGCTGGGGTTGAACTTAACCAACACGTCTGTATAAGCATCGCCTGCGGGTGAGGCGAAACCGACAATACGGAAGGCAGCAGCAGTCGTTTGAACGGTAGCATCCAAAGCTGAAGTAGAGTTGCCAGTACGGGTAGAACCAGTAGAGGTAGACTGCACAGCGGCAAAGAACGTGTTGGTGCCCAAGACTGTTTGAGCGCCAGAACCATCCAATTGAGCTTGGAACACAACGTTGGGGTCGGTCACGACATAAGCCTTGACAACGCCAGTAGTACCGCTGGGGTAGTATTGGCTGTTAATCACTTGACCTTGTGCGTTGACGTACTGGCAACCAACAAACACACCGATAGCACCGACGCCAGAGCCGCCGAGGTTATTAGTAGTGATGTCTGCGCCGGTAGCGGTAGAGATAGCCAAATAGCCATCAGAACCGATAATCACGACCTGACCATTAAAAATGTTGGTGGCTTCGCCAGCCGGATCAATCAGAAATTCTTCCGTTGCGCCAGCATAAGGCATACCATCAACACGCTTGACGGGACGTAGCCCGTAGGGAGAAGCGGTGTTTGCCATTTAAGGACTCCTAAAATTAAGAACCAGAACCAAATGTGACCTTAGTTTGCTTCTCAGAGAAGAGAGGCATTCGCGGATCACTGTCACGTAGAAAATTGTTATCTACCGAGTTCACCTGAGCTTTGTTTTGGTTCGCGTAATAGTCTGCGCGTTGTTCCATAAACTCTTCAGGGATACGACAGAGTAACAGTCCGCCCATTTCAATGCCGCCTCGAAAACGGCCTTCAGTGGTAGCGTGCATCATGAGCTCGGGATATTCTTCTGCTTTGCAGGGTTCGTATCCTTCGCGTAACTTAGAAGAGATATTTCCCGGATCAGCCTCTCCAAGCGTACTCAAACGGACCCAACGGTGTTTCCAGCCCGGACGTGGGTCTGGATTTGGCAATGCATCAGGAGCACGCCAAGATTGGGGACGATACGACACGGTACGGCTATCAGCCTCACGAGGCGCACGAGTTTGTTTAATTGACTGTTCCATTATTCACCTCTATTAAGTTTAGCAACCTGTCGCGCATATTCTTCATAAGACACCCCGAGCCTGCGAGCAATCGCCGCCTGAGATGCCTTTAACCGAATGCGGTTAGGCGGGGTGCTACGTGTAGCCGGAGCTACAACAGCAGCGTATTTTGTTGCACGGCGGGGAGTTCCCTCGTAAGCCGGTTCAGACGCTTTAGGAGGTCCGTCATCCTCATAGCTCCCGAAATACTCGGGGAATTTTTTACGCATTGTATTATCAATTTCTTGATAATACTTATCCGAAGTGGGATTTATACCACGTTCTTCTACTAATTCCGAATGCAAACCTAATGCGAATGCAGTCATAGCCTTATTAGGCCCAAACCATTCATTCCTACCTCGCCATTCTTCAGCGCGGGTATCAACATTAGATCGTTGAGGTATTTGTACATCTTTTTCTTGTACTTGTAAAGGCCTCATACTACTAGCTCTATCTAGTTGTAATGTTGCCTGCGCTATTTTGCGTTGTGCCACCGCCATCGCTTCCGAGTCACCGTCGTCATACGCGGCTTTATAACTACGCTCTGCGGCGGCTAATTCATTCTCGGCGACTTGCTTGGCCTGCGCGATATACATCTCACTGCCCTGCGCTAATTGATACTGCAGGCGTTTGTTTTCCTCTAGGATATTACGAGCAAACTCTTCCGCAGCTTGACGCTCTCGTAGAGCTGTTTCTTTAGCACGGCGCTCATCATGATATCCACGGGTAAACCGCTTAATCCGTTTCTGGACTTTCTCGTCGTACGATGCCAATTCATCGTCCGTTACTTCTTCTGGAGGAGGGGCGGCTTTTTTCTCTCGATCCTCTTCTGGGGTATCGTCTTCGATTTCAATATTAACTTCATCAGAAGCTAATTCTTCTGTACTAGTTTCCTCTTCTAATGCTTCATCAGGGAATTTAAATTCATCTTCCTGAACTTTGTACTGGGCCATGTTTTACTCCTTAGCTAGCACGGGAAATGCCCCGGGGGTCTTCCACAACCGCTTCAACCGAATCATCATTAATGATGCGGAATTCACGACCATGAATCTTCAGGCGGGTGCCTGAATTGGGTCGGACGATAACAAAGTCACCTTCCTTGCAGGACGGTCCATTAGGGAACCGAGTAGCGTCTTTATAAGCGTCAGGTCCTAACTTAATTACAAATAGCACTGGGGTCAGCACTTCTTCGTAATGCATAGTGGTACCGGCTTTAACCAGACCAATAGAACTATCTGCGAATTCTTCTGTTGCTTCGGGCACTACACAAAGTAGGCGAAACGTTTTGGGGTCGGGTAGCTGCTTAGCTTTTTGCTCAGGGGAAGTGTTTAGCACCCCGGATAAGTCAACCGCCGATGTATCAAACTCAGTCGTCATCATGTTCCAATCTTTGCACAAGGTCTTTGATAATAGACTCTGCATGGGTTAGACCCCGGATAACCCCACAGAGATGCCGATAGTCAGCGAAGTCCGCTGCCCTACCGGCGGTTAAAAACATTGATTGCTCTGTGCGGAGCTTATCTAACTCCGCAAGCAGGTAGTTTGCTATTTTTGGGTCCATTATTTCTTAGCCGATTGTTGCTGCCTATTACGCATTTGCTGAGCAGCCTGAGTTTTAGCCTTAGCAATATCAATACCCATACGTACGCCTTCTGCCTGCTGCTTAGCTGACAGACTGCGTTTTTCACCTTCAACTTTTGCCCCAACCTGCATGCCAGCAATGCGCTCCTGAACTGCTAAGCGCTCACGCTCGATGGCAAGCTGGTCAGCTTTAGCTGCTGCGTCAGCCGCTAGCTTCTTCTCTTCAAGCTCCATCTTCTTCATCTTGATCTGGAGTTCTTGCATCTGCATCTGCAGGACTGGGTCT